ACGAACCAAACAACCCTGCCTCGGCGGGGCTTTTTGCGTTGGCGGGATGCCTGCGCGTTTAACAGCGGGAAGCTGAACCAATGAAAATCGAAGTATCAGACGCAACAACACTGCCAACATGGCTGCAGACACACGTGGCAGACGGCCACCTTGATCTAGGCGCGCTTGCTGCACCAGAGGACGTGGCGGGGCTTAAAACGGCGCTGTCGAAAGAGCGCGGTAATGCAGCGGCGTATTCCAAATATGGCAGCCCGGATGAAATCGACGCCAAGTTCGCAGACCTGACCGAAAAGGCCAAGGGCAACGGCAAGGGCGCAGACGATGCGCAGGCCAAGCTGGACGCGATGAAAAACGAATATGACACTCGCGACAAGGCCAAAGATGAACGCCTCACAAAGATGATGCGCCGTAACGCATCGTCCGAGTTGAAGGCGGAGCTGGCCAAGGCGGGCTTCATAGCAGAAGCAATTGACGACATCGCAAGCACGGCTATGGCTCGCTTGCAGTTTTCAGAGGATGGGACATCAAAGGTTGTAAAGCCTGATGGCTCTATCTGGGTTGAGTCAGGACGACCCAACCAAGATGCGACCCTAGCCGATCTGGCGAAGGAACTTGCGACATCCAAATCATACGCGGTTCGGGATGCAGGCAAGGGCGGCGGCGGGAAGCCAGCCGGATCACAGGGCGGGACGCCTGACAAACCGACAGTCACGCGCGCGGCTTTTGACGCAATGTCACAATACGAGCGTGCAACACATGCAAAATCAGGCGGCACAGTCAAAGACTAGCCCCCGCAAAAGGAGCCTAACAAATGGCAAACGTACTCACAGACCTCGCAGCAGACATCTACCGCGCAGCCGACATTGTTGGCCGTGAATTGGTTGGCGTCATTCCATCCGTTACAATCAACGCCGGTTCCGAAGGTGCTGCGTTTGGTGACACGGTTCGCGCTGCCTACACCCGCACGCCAACGCTGAACGACAGCTATGCGCCTGCGATGACCATCCCCGAAGGCGATGACCAGACCGTTGACAACAAGACCATGACCATCGACAAGGTTGCCAACATTCAAATCCCATACACCGGCGAGGACATCAAGCACCTCAACAACGGCGCTGGATATGAAACCGTTTATGGCGACCAAATCGCACAAGCCATGCGCAAAATTACCAACGCAATCGAAAGCCACACGGCTTCTACGCTTGCTCTTGGTGCGTCACGCGCAATCGGTACGGCTGGCACAACCCCATTCGGTTCCAACTTTGATGAAGTCGCTGAAATTCGTCAAATCTTGGTTGACAACGGGATGCCACTTGACGGCCAAGCCACCATTGCGATGAACACCGCAGCCGGTACAAAGCTGCGCAACCTTGCACAATTGCAGCGTGTCAACGAGGCTGGCGGCGAGGAACTGTTGCGTCGCGGCGAATTGTTGAACTTGCAAGGCTTGATGTTGAAGGAAAGCAACGGCATCGCATCGCACGTCAAAGGCACTGCAACAGGCGGACGCACAAACGACGCATCCGGCGTGGCTGTTGGCGCAACTGTTATCCCGTTGGAAAACATCACCGCAGGCGGCACAGGTTACAAGGCCGGTGACGTTGTGACCTTCGCATCCGACACCGCAAACAAGTATGTTGTTGAAGTTGGCCTTGCGTCTGGCGCGACTGGCAACATCACTATCGCCGCACCGGGCTTGCGGGTTGCGTTGCCTGACAACGACAACATCACAATCCTCAACAACCACACAGCCAACGTGGCGTTTCACCGCGCGGCTTGTGAGTTGGTTGTGCGTCCACCTGCGCAGCCACTCGGCGGCGATGCGGCTGTTGACCGCCTGACCGTGCAAGATCCGTTCTCCGGTCTTGTTTACGACATCGGCGTCTATAAGGGCTATGGCAAGTCGATGTTTGACATTACGACTTTCTACGCCGCGAAGGTTTGGAAGCCGAATTTCGTCGCAACACTGTTGGGCTAAATTTAGCAGGGCGGCAGGTTTAGGCTTGCCGCCTCACTAAGTTTAGAAGGGACCGCACATGGCACTTGATACCACAATTGGCGGCGTAAACGCTGACAGCTACGGCACGCTTGCGGATTACGAGGGCTACGCGCTAGGCATGGGATACACGCTTGCTGCTACCGATGCGGCAAACGAAATCAACATGCGCAAAGCTGCAAACTATCTTGACCGCAAGTATTCTTTTATCGGAATGAAGCAATTTCAATTTCAAGCCCTGTCTTGGCCGCGCTTGGTCAACGACCTTGTGGATAGCTGGCCGGTCGATCCTGACACAATCCCGCTCGACATCAAACACGCGCAATTTGAAATGGCGTTTATTCTGCAAGGCGGCCTTGACCCGTTTGCCACGATTGAAACTAGCACGACAAGCGAAAGCATCAAAGTCGGGCCGATCACAATTGCGGGCAACAACCTGCCAACATCAACGCCCCGCATTGTTGCGGTTGAAGGGCTGTTGCGCGGTTACATTCGTGGCGGCGTGGGCATGGCTAACATGGTGCGTGGCTAATGGCTACTATTGCAGCACAGGTCACAGCGGCTTTCAACAAGATTGCCGCAAAGCAACCGGACGCGATACAGACAGGCACAATTCAACAGCCGACACCACAGGCCACAGGCGGCGGACCAAGCGACCCAACGGGCGGCACGGCTGGCACAACGCCAACGGCGGTCACAGCCCGCATGGCGATATTTTTGATTGACGGCAGCAGGATCGACGGGACTGCCATCAAAGCAGGCGACTTCCAAGTAATCATTGAGCCTATCGGGATTGAGATTACGTCTTCTGATCTTGTCACATTTTCTTTTGCTGGCATCACAAAGGCTCGCACAATTATGGACACGGGCCGCGTGGCATCGGGTGGGCAGACGGCGCTTTATGACATGGTGTGCCGTGGGTAGTTTCGCGGATCAATTGCGAGCCGCGCAAACAAAGACTGAACGCAAGATGGACACCTTAGCCCGGCGCGTTGCAAAGGACGTTTTTCGCAATGTGATATTCGAAACCCCCGTTGATAAGGGCGGTGCGCGGGCAAACTGGCAACCGTCCATCGGATCGCCAGCAGTCGGAACCGTGAACGCAACAGACCCTAGCGGCGCGGCAACTATGGCAAAAGTGCAAGCAAAGATTGCGACGATGGACGCGGGCGACATTATTTATCTGACAAACAACCTGCCCTATATCTTGAAGTTGGAAGAGGGCGGTTATCCTGACGGGCCAAAGACAATCGGCGGCTTTTCACGCAAAGCACCGGCAGGGATGGTCGCGCTGACTGTGCAGAAATTCCAAAGCATTGTCCGGCAGCTTAACATAGAGATTGGCAGACAATGAGCAATGTGGAAAGCGACATCCTGCAAGCCTTGAACGCGCAAGCGGACGTTATGGCAACCGCGCTGGGCTACCCTGCGTTGTGGTCACAAAAAGGTGGCGATCAACCGGCTGACGAACACGTCACCATGTTTTTGCTGCCTAACGATAACGTCGCAGCCGGCCTGTCGGATCAAGTTTACATGCGCCAAGGGTTTCTGGTCATCACGCTGGTTTCGCCTCTTGACGTTTACGAAGTCGTCACGAAGCGCAAGGCGGGCGAGATCGTCGCCTATTTCAAGCGCGGGCTGCGCGTCACTGCAAACGACACGCGGGTCACGATAACAGGCCACAGCGTGCGACAAGGCCGCGAAGAAGGCGTGCGGTGGGAAACCCCGATTTATATCAGCTACGAAAGTATGACATGAAAAAGAAAAACACCGCGACCCGCATTGATGCGCCACTGGCAAGCCCCACAAGCGTTGCCGCAAAGCCGATCAAAGCAAACCTCACAAACAAGGCGGGCGGCTTTGCTACACCCCTTGAAAAAGATATTGGCGCATGGCTGAAAATCGGCTGGTTTCGCGTCAATAAATAAATGCCCGCGTTGGGCTTAATCGCTTGAAAGGATACCAAGCACATGACTACCAACAACAACATTGGCCTGACGCTATACGGCGTAGCAGGTTCACCGGCCACCAACAACAAGGCAGGCTTTGAAGCCCTGACCTTTGTGCAGCTTAAAGGCACGCAATCCCTGCCCGTCTTTGGCGTGACGCACAACAACATTGATGTGTCAGACCTCGGCACAGGCTTTACGTCTGGCGTTAAAGGCGCGGCGACTGGCAAAGATACCACCCTGACCTTTCATGGCGACGGCACTGACACAGGCATTGCTACTGCTATCCTTGCGGCCAATGCGCAGTCTGGTGTTTATTCGCTCAAGATTGTTCGCGGTTCTGGCACGGACGGCGGCGACGGTCCTGCACCTGTTGCGGGTGACGTTGTGCAATACGCGCATGGATACTTGCACACATATGAAGAAAACCCAAAGGACGACAGCTCTTTTGAAGGTGCTTCCATCAACTTTAAGCAAAACGCGGCCACAGTGGACGACGTTGAACCTTCCTAAATCCGCTTCGGCGGTAGGGGCGGCGCGGTTTGGTTCGCCCGTCGCCCCACTTGAACCAGAACCCCAAGGATTTACCAAATGGATTTTTCTAAATTTGACAGCCGCGCAAAAGCGGAAACCGGATCGCCAATGCAGATTGTTGACGAATGGACAGGCGAGGCGCTGATGGACGGGGCCAAGCCTTGTCGTGTTATCTTGCGCGGTACTGCGTCGGCATCTATGCAAGCCAAAATGCGGGCAGCACAAAAGGCCGCTATGATGTCCAAGGCTGCAAAGGCCAAGGGCAGCGACGATGAAGCCCGCGTGATGGAGGACGTGCATAACCAACTTTGCGAAGCGGCTGCCCCGTTTATTATTGGCTTTGAAAACGTGGACAAAGACGGCAAGCCCGCAACCGCTGACGATGCGATGTGGTTCCTTAACCTGACTTTTGTGCATATGGGCGTGAAAGAAGATGCGGATGGTGAACCTGTTTTGAATAAAGACGGCGACCCTGTGTTTGAAATGTCGAACAACTGTTTTGCCAAGCAGTGCAGCGACTTTGCATCTAAGCAGGCGAATCGCTTGGGAAACGGCAAAGGCAACTAATACTTGCCGCACACCAAGCTGGATGGTTGAACGCAATTATTGAGTTAAAGAACGACAAAACAGACAGGCCGAAAGAAAGCCGTTTGATGCGTCACACCGCAAACAACACCCCCGCGCCTTTTGTAGAATTGGACGCGGGGGAATACTTGCTAAATATCCTGATCGAAGCCGGGCCGATAAAGTCTGGACCGATGGGCGGTTTTCAATCGCTGGATTGGGTTGACATCGCGGCCTATGCGTCCCTGACGATGGATGCGATTGAGCCTTGGGAAGCCAGCCTAATTAAGAAAATGTCAGACGCTTTTGTCACTGGCATGAATGAAGGCACAAGCCCGTTTTCCATACCGCCAGACCAACGCAACAAAACCAAATGACGGCCCGCTGTTGTGGCGGGTCGCAACCGTTCAAGGATAAATAAAATATGGCTGACTTCGTTGAACTTGTTATTGGCGTTGATACGCGCGGCTTGAAAAAGGGTGAACGCGCACTGGACGACACAACACGCGCCGGGCGCAAGACTGAACGGGCCACCGACGGCGCTGCGGCTGGTATGGGGCGGCTTGGGGCGACATCTGGCGGCGTTGCTGCCGCTGGTATGCGAAAATTTGCTATTGCCGCCACGGCTGCGGTTGGGGCGCTTGTGGCCGTTGTAGCTGCGGGTGCTGGCCTTAACAAGTTTGTGGATGCTACTGTAGAAGCCGATGCGGCGCAGGCACAGCTTGCGGCGGCTATCTTGTCAACGGGCAGCGCGGCTGGCCGGACGATTGGCCAGCTAAACGCGCACGCGGCAGCGTTGCAAAGCGTTACAAAGTTTGGAGACGAAGCGACCAACGCGATGCAGGGGATCTTGCTGACCTTTACCGCAATTCAAGGAGAAACCTTTGACAAGGCCACAGTCGCCACAATGGATCTTGCTACCGCGATGGGTACGGACCTGAAGGCGGCGGCGCTGCAAGTCGGCAAGGCATTGAACGATCCGGTTTTAGGTATGACTGCACTATCTCGGTCAGGCATCCAATTTACCGAAGCGCAAAAAGACGTTGTTAAAGCAATGGTTGCCACAAATGACATTGCAGGCGCGCAAGGCATTATCCTTGGCGAACTGGAAAAGCAATTTGGCGGATCGGCAGCGGCAGCGCGTGACACGCTGGGCGGCGCATTGGCTGCGCTTGGCAACTCGTTTGGCGATCTTTTTGAATTGTCTGGCCCCGCAACAGAAACGCTGCGGGCATCAATTGACAGGTTGATTGGGTCAATAACCGACCCGCGATTTGTTGCAGCAATCCAAGGCATTGGCGCGGCATTATTTGGAATGGCAGAAATAGGGATAAACGCTTTGTCCGGCCTTGCGGGCGTGTTTTCTTTTGTAGGAGAAAACATCGACGCCGTTTCTGGCATTATAATCGCGGCCACGGGCGCGCTTGTAATCGGCCTTACGCCTGCAATTATAGGTGCGACTGTCGCAGCGGCCACGTTTGTTATTGGTTTAATTACATTAAAAGGCGCACTGCTTGCCACCGGCATTGGCGCGGTTGTTGTCGTTGCCGGATTGTTAATTGGCAAGTTTTTGGAACTCGTCAAAGGCACGGGCAGTTTTGGCGAAGCGTTCAAGGCGGTGGCTGTTTTGTCACGCGCTGCGGTGACTGACATTGGGACGTTTTTAGCAGCCTTGCTTGCTGTGTCCCAATCAGTCGCGGCTGGGTTTTCAGCGACATTCTTGCAAGCCTTTGCGTCTGTTCTTGACAGCGGTTTTGACTTTGTTGATAGCTTTATCACTGGACCGTTGAACAGCTTAGAACGTGCGCTGGGGCTTGACCTGCAAACGCCATTGCGGCGCAAGGTTTCCGACGGCTTGCGCAAGATGTCTCTAGAATACACAGCGACAGCGCAGGCGGCATCGGCAACCGCAAGGCAATTGTTTGCATCGACAACCGCAACATCAACAGCGTTTGAGGAGTTTACAACAAAAATTGCGGAAACAGCCGAAGAAGTAAACGCGGCGGCGGTAGCAAGTGACCTGCTTGATAAATCGATTACCTCTACTGGAAAATCTGCGGGCAAGACCGCGCCTGAAATAAAAGAATTGAAAACAGAAACTGAAGCGTTTGATGCGGCAATGAAAGAAGCCGCTATGACAACCGAGGATCTAGGCAAAGCGAAGGCGCAAATTCTAGTTAGCGGGATCGACAGCATGGCTAGCGCGTTTGGCGACTTTGTGAGCGGCGGGCTGAAAGACTTCAAGGGCTTTGCAATGTCTATCGTTGACACGTTCAAACGTATGCTGTCGCAAATGATTGCAATGGCGGTCAAAAACAAGATTATGATTAGCCTTGGCATGGGCGGTGGTGGCGGTGGCGGTGGCAACGCTGCAAACATGGCGATGCAAGCGGCTAGCGGTGGCGGCGGCGGAGGGGGCGCGACGGCAACCACGCTCATGGCCGGTGCAAGTGCGGCTATGGCGGCTGGCGGTAGCCTCGTAGGCGTGACAGGCATTGCGGGCGGCATTGGCGCGGGGGCAGGCATGGCTGCAAGCGCGGCTGCAAGCGGCGGGCTTTCTGCGCTTGGCGGCACTATCGCTGCACAGACAGCGGCGGCAACGGCAACAGGCGCAAGCATGGCTGCAGTTGGCGCGGCAATCGGCGCGGTGGCTTTGCCGTTGCTGGCGGTCGTGGCTGTGTTCTCATTCTTCAAAAAGAAAACCAAGGAACTTGACAGCGGGATAAAAATTACGACCAACGGCCTTGATACGATGACGCAATCTTTCAAAAAGGTTGAAACGTCACAGTTTTGGGGTCTATCTAAAAAGGTCCGCACAAGCGTTAGCGACATGGGCGCTGGTGGGGCGGCAATCCAGAACGCAATTAGCGACGTGCAGGCAAACGTATTGATAGCAGCGGCATCACTAAACATCGGTGCGGATGCGTTTTCACGATTTTCATCGCGCATTAAAATTAGCACAAAAGGCATGAACTCGGATCAAGCAAATGCAGCCGTCAACAATGCGCTTTCTGGCTTTGCTGACAGCTTTGCGTCAACCATTTCGGGTCTAGGCGAGTTTAGGTTAGAGGGTGAAGGCGCAAACGACACGTTGATGCGGCTTGCGACTGGCTTGCAAAACATCAACGCGGTTTTTGAAACCCTTGGGTTTAATGCCTACAACGTATCTCTTGCGGGTGCTGGTGCAGCTTCACAGTTTGCGCAATTGTTTGGATCAATGCAGAACTTCACAACTTCAACAAACGCCTACTATGAGCAGTTTTTTACAAACAACGAAAAAATGGCTAACGCAACAGCCCGATTGACGCAGAGCCTTGCCGCGCTTGGCATCGACTTTGTGCCGCAAACAAAATCAGCGTTTCGGGACTTGGTTGATACTGCCATGCTTGGTGGCGATAGCGACCTTGCGGCGCAGTTGATTATGCTTGCGCCGGCATTCAGCGCGGTAGCAGACGCAACGAACCGGCTTGCGGATGCGATGAACACAAACGAAAACGCCTTTGCGACTGGCGTTGACTTTCGGCGGGGATTGTCACGGGCTGCAAATAATATCGCTTACAGCCCAGAAAAATCGCAGGCAGAAATGCTTGCGGAATTAAAGTCGTTGAATGCGCGTATAGATGTGCTACAATCAACATCAGAGATTACAGCAAATTCATCGTCGCAAACAGCAGAAAACACTGACTACACCAACGCCCTAACATTGGAGGCCGCAACATGACAACGCCACTGCAAATTGTTGTGCCTCTTTTGATTGCTGACGCCAACATAACTGCGTCGAATGTAGCGCTTGAAACTGCTTGGACAGCTGGTACGTATTCCCTCGGTACGCAAAAACGTGTCGGGGAGCGTATTTTCGAGGTTAGCGCGGCGTCGACATCGCAGGAACCAAGCGCGACGGCAACAGATTGGTTCGACGCTGGACCCGCCAACCGTTACGCGGCTTTTGATCGACAGGTTGGAATTGATAAGTATCGCGTTGTTGAAACCGTTACCAGCAACGCGGACACAATTACTTACACGCTAGAAACCTTGTCACGTATTAGCGGCATGGCGTTTTTTGGCGTGCAAGCTACCAACATCACAATCGTTGCCACAGTCACTACCACAGGCGATGCGGCGAACGTAAGCTATGACATGAAAGACCAGGCGCTTTACGGCGGATCATTTTGGAAATGGTTGTTCGTGCCGAAATCGTTTGAACGCAAGCACATCAACTTTGCGTTAAACATTCCGCAGAACGCCTCAATTGACATTACAATCACCAACACGGGCGACGTTGCAAAGGTTGCCACAATTGCGGCAGGCATTGTCTCACAGTTTGGCATTGTTGGCGTCGGCACAGGCAAGACACTCAAGAGCCGGTCATTCAAAAAGACAGACGGGGCGCTGACATCGCTCTTGCAGCGCACAACGTCTTCAATTGTTTCATACAATATCACGCTGTTAAATTATGAAGCCAACGCATTTTGGCGCATGGTTGATGACATTGACGGCATTGGTGCGGTCTTTGTTGCTGACAGCCAATATCCAGAATTTTCAATTTACGGCACTTTATCGTCGGCAAACCCAACGGCGCAAGGTGTCGGCACATCTAAAGCCACAATAGAGGCGGAAGAATTATGACAACCCCAACAATTACGCTATACCCGGACACGCTACCTGCAAAAGAACAGGCAAACGCGGCTTTTGACACCAACGTCGACAACTTCATGGATTGGTTGACGCTGACAAACGGCCCCGAATTGCAAACTATGATAACCTACACGCAAGACGTTGCTGATAATGTGCTTGCCACGGCACTTGCTGGCGACTTGCCTCCGCTGACGGGTAAGGCTGGCGATTACATTCGCGCCAATGCGGCAGAGGACGGCGGCGAATTTCGCACGCCTCAAGAACTTGCAGGCGACCTTTCTGCGTTTTTAGCATCACACAAACCTGTAAACGTATCTGGCGCGACACCTTCTCTAGATGTTGCAACATACAACTTTTTTGACCAAAGCGCACTGACCGCTGACACGACAGTAAGTTTTGCAAGCGTTCCTACAGATGCTAAGTGGCAGTACTCTTATGTGTCTGCTGTTGACGCAAGTTCTGTTTTTGATCTGACGGAGGCATCTTACGCAAGCAAGAGCTTTAGTGTTTCTTCGCAAGAGGCAATCCCAACAGGTGTTGCCTTTAACACTGACGGGACGTCTATGTTTATTGTAGGCGCTAGCAGCGACACAGTTTACCAGTACACGCTATCAGTCGGCTTTGATGTCTCAACTGCATCTTACGCAAGCAAAAGTTTTAGTGTTGCTTCGCAAGATAGCAGTCCACAGGCGTTAACATTTAACACGGACGGCACTTCTATGTTTGTTGCTGGTTTCGTTAACGACACCATATTTCAGTACACCCTAAGCACTGGTTTTGATGTATCTACGGCATCTTACGCAAGCAAGAGCTTTAGTGTTTCTTCGCAAGAGGCAAGCCCACAGGCGTTAGCCTTTAGCACTGACGGAACTTCTATGTTTGTTACAGGGACATCTAGCGATACTGTATTTCAATACACGCTATCAGTCGGCTTTGATGTAAGTACTGCGTCCTATGCAAGCAAAAGTTTTAGTGTTGCTTCGCAAGAGACAGTCCCAAGGTCGTTAGGCTTTAACACTGACGGAACGTCTATGTTTGTTGTTGGAAGCTCCAACAAAACAGTATTTCAATACACCTTATCAACTGGGTTTGACGTAAGCACAGCTTCCTACTCAAGCAAGAGCTTTAGTGTTTCTTCGCAAGAGGCAAGCCCACAGGCGTTAGCCTTTAGCAACGACGGAACTTCTATGTTTGTTACTGGAGACATTAACGACACAGTGTTTCAATACACCTTAGCATCTGCCTTGTCCCTAACCCTGCCCACAATCGTAGGTACACCAAGCGCCACAACCATAGGCGACCGTGTGACTTACACCTTTGTCACAAAAGACAGTGGCACAACCGTCAACTTGATCGCAGAGGACATCATCCAATGATTGAATTAGTCAAAGTAACTGACGGCGTTGCGTCTGCGTATTCTTTTGAAAGGTTTCGCGGTGACTTTAACACCACGGGCCGCGCTGACAAACACCTAAACCCGCGCGGTGTTTATCGCGTTGACAATCTGTCTAAACCTAAGACAGACTTTGGCTTTAAGGCTGTTGCGTGGGGTTTCCCACGTTTGGTTAATGGTTTTTGGACTGCGGGCTGGAACATTGTAGCTATGAGCGAGGCAGAAGCCCGCGCAACCATTGCCCCAATCTCACCCCTGCAAGGCATCCTCACGCTGGGCGAAACCGAATGGGGCAAGGTTCTGACATACCGCGAAACTGCAACTTGGTCTGAAAAAGTCGTGATCGACAACGCGGCGGACTGGGTTCGCACAAGCCAAAACATTGCGTTTTTTGGTCATTTGTTGAATTACACCGACGAGCAAATGGACACGCTATTTTTGCAAGCGGCGCAGGTCAACGCATGATTAACGCCCGCCTGTCACGCCCGTTATATATCCTTGCCCGCTTTGCGGAAATGCTTATTTCGTCGGGCAGTCGAGTTATCAACGCGGCTGTGTTTGGCGGGTCAACGCACCAGACGACAAGCGCCCGCGCTTATATAGACGGCCAGACAAACGCAAAATGGGCCAAGCGCCGCAACATGATTGACTGCGTGTTTTGGTTTACGCCAAATCATTGCGCAAATGCATGGGCTGCGGAAGTCGAGGCTGCAAAGAAAACACTCTTGAAAGCAGGCATATGATGGACGTAATTCGTGAATTTTGGGCAGTAATCGCGGCCTGCGTCGGTGTTGTCGTTTGGTTTGTGAGGCTTGAAGCGCGAGGCATTGCAAACGCTGCGGACATTAAACGGCTTTGGACGCAACGCAAAGAGGATTTGCAATCTGCCAAAGACAGCCGCGACCGCATGGATACGCGGCTCGACGAAATTAGCGCGGACATCAAAGCAATTCTGCGCAGCATTAAGAATTGAGGGAACCGATGGACATTCCACAGCAAGCGACAGAGATTATCAAGCGATGGGAGGGGCTATGCCTTTCAACGTATCTTTGCAGCGCAGGCGTGTTGACGATTGGCTATGGCACAACGGCGCGGGCTGGGGTTGGCATTGTTCCGCGCATGGGCCTGACAATAACGCAACCCGAAGCAGAATGGTATTTGGAAAAGGCGCTGGTTAAATTCGCGGCCAAGATCGACCCGCTAATTACCGCACCAATAAATGATAACGAGCGTTCGGCGTTCCTGTCACTCGCTTACAACATAGGCCCAACCGGATTTGCAACATCGTCTGCGCTGCGTCATTTTAACAATGGCGACAAGGCACGGTCTGCGGCATCCATCCTGCTTTGGAATAAAGAAACCAAGGGCGGTCGCAAGGTTGTGTCCCAAGGGCTTAAAAATCGCCGCGCTGATGAACGTAAACTGTTTTTGCGACCCGTTACCGCAAAGGCCACCCCAAAGCCCACAGCGGCCCCCGTTGGCGGGTTCCGGGCTGCAGTCGCGGCGTTCTTTGCCGCATGGAAAGGTTTCAAATGAATTACGCACCAATTGCGCGGATTGTCCTGCGTTACATCATCGGCGGCGTGATCGGCGCTGCACAAGGCGACATGCTTGCGGCGGACCCTGACATGGTGACGTTTGTGGCGTTGGCGCTGGGCGCGGCTGTCGAGGGCGCTTATGCCATTGCAAAGCGGAAAGGCTGGACAACATGATCGAAGCACTTATTGGAATTGCGGTTTTTATCGCGGGCGTTGTCTTTGCGTTTCTCAAGGGCAAAAGCAATCAACGAAACGAAACGGAAGTGGACGAACTCAATGAATATATTGCAACAAAAAAACGCATTGAGGATGCGACCCGCCGCGATCTGTCTGGCGCTGATGTTGATGACAGCCTGCGCGACCACGCCAAACGATAGGGCCGGCTGTGAAGCCACCGCGCAAAGCCGCGTTGATGCAGCCCAAGGCGCACTGGCCGATGGTGGGCCACAATCTAGGCGGTCGCTTAACGTATTGTTAGATCAGTTGCAAGCGTGGTGCAAATAGAGTTTAATCTGCACACGCAATAAATAAAAGGTTGAACCATGCCAACACCCCCACTAAGCGACAAACTCGCAATCGAGGCCGTTGACGCCTATGCCCGCAATAACGGCAAAGGAAACCTTGCGGCGAAAGAACTTGGAATTCATCCCAACACGTTCACAAACCGTCTAAGCGTTGCCAGATCGCGGGGCTTTCACCTGTCAGACGGCGCGCGATCTGCAATGCAAGGCGCTGGGCTTAACGGTGTCGAGGCCAAGGGTGGATGGATACACAACTACGACTCGGCCACGGGAAACAAGACAGGCACAACGCGCTGGGCTGCACCGGTTGATGAGGCCGAAACAAACAAGTTTCTCGACACAATACGCGGCGCGATTGACGATCTGAAAAACGATGACTTTCCCACATATAAAATCCGGCCCGCACCGGCTGGCGAGTGCTTGCTTGTGATCGACCTCGCTGATGTTCACGTTGGAAAGCTGTGCGTTGAAACCGAAACGGGCTACACCTACGGGCGCGACGTTGCCGTTCAGCGCATGGTTGAAGGCACACGCGAATTGATCCGCAAGGCGTCTGGCATGGGCATCGGTCGGATCTTGTTCGTTCTGGGCAATGACATTTTGCACGTTGACGGGCCGCGATCTACGACAACAAGCGGCACGTATCAGGACAGCCACGGCACAATCCACCAGATTTATCGTGATGCGTTTGCGGGGTATGTCAAATGCATTGAGCTTGCACGGCTCACAGCGCCTGTTGACCTGATCTTTTGCCCGTCAAATCACGATTGGCTGATGGGCTGGTGTTTGGCGCGCGAGGTTGGCGCATGGTTTCGCAATGCACCGGATGTCACCGCAACCGAATATAATCTGTCGGAAAAGCATCGCAAGTATTATCGCTTCCAAGATAACCTAATTGGCTTAACGCATGGCGACGGCGCAAAAGAGGCTGATCTATATCCGCTGATGATGACCGAGGCCCGTGCGCATGTTTCAGATTGCCCGCACAAGTATATTTACGTGCATCACTTGCACCACAAAATCCGCAAGCAAGCTGGCGTTCTCTCTCACAAGCGGGAAAAAGATCACATCGGGATGACAATGATGCACAACGCGGTGCGGTCAATGGAAGGGGACAACGTGCAGATTGAATACGTGCGCAGCCCTTCCCCGCCAGACGGTTGGCATCATCGCAACGGATATATAAACCGGCAGGCCGTCGAATGTTTTGTGCATCATCCATACGACGGCCAAGACGGTCGATTTACGGTTTGGTTTTAAGTTTGCGCAGTTTGATCGGCACGCCCCATTTTTGCGCGTTTAACATGCCTTGCAGCATCCCGTCGCTAATGCCTCGATCTACATAGAACACAGACGCATCGGCTTTCTTTAACCATGTCAGCCCTGACGCGATGCCTTGCGCTCTTTCGTCTGGGTCGGTGTCGTCAAGTACGCCGGGCTGCGTGTAAAGCAAGTGCGACGCAATTGGCGCTTCGCCGCGTTCCAAGCTGTCACGCACGCAAGCCCGCGCATAGGTTTCATTGTCCGCAACGTTGCCCGCATAAGGGCTTTCTAAAATTACCAGTTTCATTTTTTATCCTTTTCTGCGTCAAGTGATACGAGCGTTTTTATGTTTCGCCTTAACTCTTGCAGCGTGCCGTTGTTGTTTAAGAAATGCGTCGCGTCTTGTGCCGTAAATTGCATACTTGATGCAGGTTCAGGGGGAAGGTGCAAGGACCGATCCACCCAAACCACTTTGTCAAACAAATGGCGTGTGGCTTCCAGTTCGTCGCGCCGCCTCATACCGCAATAGATGTCATAACCTGCCGAAATCATTCCCGTCGCAGTGCGCGATTTGTCAGGGGTGTTGTAATTTGAAATCATATCCGCCCACAACGCGCGGTGGTTTCCCCTATCTGCATAGCAAAGCTCTTTGTCAGCGTAGTTCCAGACACCCCAACCGTCCCAAATTACTTCATTACAGACAAACTGCGACGACGATATAAATTTGTAGCCGTAATTGTCGCGCAAGATTTCGCACACGCTATCTTTGCCGTGCCTTCCGTGTCCAATGACAAGCAGCTTTTGGGCGTTCATAAAAGTTCACCGTCCTGTTCGTAACAAGCAATCTCCCAAGCCTCTTGAAAGTCTTGCACGGCGCGCTCTTTGCCGCCTTCGCTGTGCATACGTGTTTCATCGTATGCCAGTTCGACCATTCCCATTGCGATCTCGCTTTCCGCTGCAAGTTCATAAGAATGGGACAGCGAAATGCCATTTTGGCGCGCCTTCATAATTTCCCCGGCAAGTTGGCCAAGCATCGGGCAAAGTTCTTTGGCTGTCACGTTTTCGGCAACGGCTGGCGTCATAAATGCGCACAGTGCGATTGTTGTGATGATCTTTTTCATGTTGGTTCCTTTGGTTGGTTAAACGCTGCCATGATAGCGGCGAGGTTGAGGGCGTCGGCAGCGGCTTTGGCGTCACAAATGAACATGAAAGGTAAGCCATCTTCTGCCCAAGCAATGAAAAGTGTAGGGTCTGGTCCATCCAGTGCGATGCAGTATGCGCCAGATGTCAACTCCGCCCGCAATTCGTTGTACTCCCACACCAGCGGCGCAATCATGTCGGGCAGGGCGGCGACTATGGCGTCGGCTATCTCGTCAAAAGATGCGTGGCCCTTAATTCCGCCACGCATAATATCCGCAATCTTACCCCGCATACCCATCACACGGCCCCCGTTGCGTATAAATAGGCCACGTAAGGCATAACAACGGCAAGGTATGCCGCGAGGAACACAGCGGCGGCTATGGTTGCGTGATATAAGGTCATTCGGCTTCCTTCGGCTTAATTGCGGCGTTAATTGCATCAGCTACGGCTTGCCCTGTGCCAAGAGGCAAAAACATTGGGACGTTAAAGCCGTCCTCGGTAAACACCTCAACACAGTCAAAATCTTGCTTCTCATAGGTTCTTCCCACAGCGTTTTTGATGTGATGGATTGAAATGCTAACAGTCATACCAACACCCCCCAGCTTAACGGCTCGTAAAGGCCGTTGCCAGTCTCCACTATATCGCGGCGAAATTCCATATCTTTGCGCAACTCGGCCTCATGATCATAAGCTGGCGCAGGTGGCTTTGGGCGCGCCCGGTCAATCGCGGCGTAGATGTTTGCAACGCGGCCATATTGTTTCATGGTCACCTCCGGGTTGTTGCCGTGCTTCTCAATGTGCGCGATGTCATCGGCTGGCAGCGCTGGCTGCATTGCCTTTGCGCGTTCTAAATAGGCTTGGTGTGTCATTGTTTTGGTTTCCTTGTTTGCTTCTATCCCTTGTATCTAGCAACCAGCCCGCACTGTCAACACCTTTTATGTGCATAATATATGTTGCGCAGAACTGGCGTTGCTGTATAAGGGGCATATGAAAAACACAAAACAAAAACTCACAAACCGGTTGCACGTTCTGATGACAGACGACGACCGCGAAAAACTGGAACGCGCCGCTGCAGCTATGGGCGTTGGCGCGTCAACATACACGCGCATGTTAATCATCAAAGATTATTCAAAGGGAGAAAATGACAATGACAAAACCTAAAATGACACCGGACGAATTGGCCCACGCGGTCCAAGACCTGATCCAAAGCAACGGCGACGTATTAAGCGCGCTAACTTTTGAAACAGCTAGCGGCGAGCATTACTATAATACGTCGATTGTTCGCAGCTTTGGCGAATTGTCAACATCCTATTTTATTTTGTAAGTGGAGAAAGCGACAATGACTAGACTTGAAACACCAGACGAAAAAAAAGACCGCATCCGAAAGTTAATCGCAGGATTTGAAAGGCACTGCGCCGCAATGGGCCATGAATGGGAACCGTCAATCTTTGGCGGCCATTACTGTCGAGCGTGCGGCGCGGCCAGCTTTGCACCCAAGGCGGCTGCCTAACTCCGCGTGGCAAGCCATTCGTTGAACGCTTGCCACGCAGCATCGCAGCCCAGCGCCACACAGGCAAACGCGCCCGCCTTATGCGCTGCGGTTAAGTATGCGACCTGTCCCGGCTGCCACGTGCTTCTGGTGCGGTCACGACGCTTCAATTCACAAACAAACGTCACACGTCCGGGCAAAATAATGTCAGACGCGCCGGGGGACATTCCCTCGGCTTTCTGCTTTGACATGCCGCCAAACTGCCCCCCGAGTAATTGCTGTTCGTTGCGCGGGTGAACAGCAAGCAGCCCCCAACTATCGGGATATTGCGTGCGCAAGCGATTGAAGAACGTTACCTGCTCCACGCTTTCCGTTGCGCATTTACTGCGAAAATCGGTGTCACCATATACACGAAACGGCAGGTCATTTAGTTTCATTTCATCACCTCGACATGATCCGGCTCGACATCGTGCGGCCTGTCGTAACCATAGACGTTATAAAACCCGCTGGCCGTGTCTTTGCGGTAAGTGATCGTTTTGGGGTCACCGCCTTGCGTTGCTTTCTGGAACGCGGCCCACTGGCCTTGCTGCTTTGTGTAATGGCTGTCAGGGCTGAACCATATTGAAAACGACCGCCACGGCGTGACAAAATCCGCCCGCACTGTCTTGTTGCCTTTTTGCGAAATGCCCTCGCGCGAAACCATCGACACAATTTCATCTGTTTGCATTTCAGTCGGCGTGCGCTTGGTGCGCTTAAAATCCATCTGCAATTTTTCGTTGGGGTCAACGATTTCGGCTTTGCACTCGCAGCAATAACGCGCGGCGATGTCATTTGCGGCCTCACAAAACACACATTCCTTGCTTGTCCAGCGATACCCGCAGCGTTCATACGTGCCAAGTGGCCCCGTCTTTTCTTGATTTAAGCACCGGCGGCCATGATGACCGGACAGCGGCCCATAGTCTGTCATAACCTGATTACCGTCCAAATCCAGACAGTAGCCCGCAACGTCTTTGTCATAGTCAACATATTTGATGTTGGTCGAAAACCTATTTTCATAGCTGCACGTTGGGCAAACCGCCGGGGCTTTGCCTTCGCCAGCCTCTTTCCCCGCCTTAATTTCTGGCGCAAACAAATCACCGTCGGGGCAATGATCCTCAATGTTTGTCGTGTAATCCAAAACCAAGCAATCCGGCTTGTTTGTGTCCAAGCGTAGCCCGCGACCGATGATCTGTTGCAACAGCCCGACGCTTTCCGTCTTGCGCAAGATCGCAATCACATCAACGTGCGGTGCGTCAAAGCCGACCGTAAGAACAGACACGTTGACCAGATACTTTGTTGTGCGCGATTTGAACGCTGACAAAATCCGCTTGCGTTCACTTGCTGGCGTTTCACCCGTCACAAGCGCAGACAAGCCCGGCGGCAATGACGCCATGACCTCGTTTGCGTGCTGGACCGTTGCGGCAAAAAACATCACCGCGTTGCGGTTGGCAGACTGCGCAACAACATCCGCAACAATTGCAGCCGTCTTGCGTCCGTGTCCGTGATATGCGCGATCAACAGCTTGGCTGTCGAACTTGCCTTGACCATTGGCTGTCAGGCTGGCCGTGTCATAGCCTTCTGTGCCTGCGGAACCCAGCACGGGCCTTGTTAGAAAACCAAGGTCAATCAGTTCAGGCGCTGTGATCCGGTCAACTAGAATCGGAAAGTATGGGTCGCGGGTTGTTTCGTCGCTGTTGACCTTGCCGTCCGGCCATTGCCGAAAGATGTAACCGCTGCCAAGGCGGTAGGGCGTTGCTGTTAGGCCGATCACGCGCAACATCGGGTTGCCGTCGCGCATTGCGTCAATGATGCCTTTAATGGTCGGCGTCAGGCCGTGCGCTTCGTCAATAACAACCGCGGCATATCCTGATTGAAAGCGGCTGATGCGGTTTTTTACGGTCAACGGCGAACCGAAAACCACGTTGTGTCGCAGGTCTTTTGCGCCCGCACTTGCGCTGAACATGCTGGCCTTGTGACCGCTGGCTGTGTATTTTTCGCGGTTTTGCGTGACTAACTCTGCAGACGGCGCGAGGCACAGCACCTTTTTGCCTGTTGCGCCGTGAATTGTTCGCGCAAGCGCCGCGATGACATGGCTTTTACCCGCGCCCGTTGCCGCCTCGATCAAGCAAGGATCAACGCTTGTTCGCATATGCAGCCACGCCGCATCGTGCGCGTCCTGTTGGTATGTCCGCAGGGTCATCGAAATAAATCCTCTTGCTGTTTTCTTTGTTGCTGTGTTGCGTCCCGCGCGGCCCGCGTAAAATCACGCTTTCGCAGGCCCGCTAGATTTATAATGTGCAAAGCCCGGACAGGATGAACCGCTTGCAAGCGGGCAAAAACGGCGGCGTGTCGTGCTGCAACCGCTTCACATTCATCCGCTGTTTGTGCCGCAATCAATTCCGCGATGATCTTGTTCGCAGCATCGTTTGCGCGGCCCTCCTGTTCCGGCGTCACTTTAGCTGCCATCCCTCGCTTGCCTTGCCGCGCCATTGCTCAAGATCAGCATCGGGCAGCAACACGCCAATCGCTTTTGCATACGACACAGACCCCTTGCGCTTTACAAGGGTAAGGTTGCGCCCGCCTATGACCGCGTCACGCTTGCCGGACATTTCAACCATGCGGGCCACAATGTCTTTTTTGCGTGCGCTGGCGTTGTCGATTGCTTCGGACAATTCGTCATATTCTGCGACCAGCTTGGCGGCTTCCGGCGTGTCGTATTCTTGACGCTTTGGCCCCACAAAGTCGGCAGGATCGGCGGCTTTGGCGCGTTCCCATATTTCGCGCAGGATTGGTATGTTTTTGTGAAGCCACCCCATCTTGTGCCAAACACGTTCTGTCATCGTGCCATGTGGCGACCATTGATAAAAATCGCACCATTTTCTGCCAGTGCAAAACATCTGAATTTGCATCTGCGCATAATAATGTGGCTGATCTATAAACGATTTGAAAACGGGCGGATTTTCTTTTCGTTTTCCGAATGGGCATTTGATTTCTAACATGCCCCATCCGCTATTTATCAACCCGTCAGGCGACGCGCCTAACCAGTCCGCATATGGCGCAAAGGCTAGTTGCGTTACCTCGTTCCCCGTTTCCATTTCGTACTCCACAAGCGCACCGGCTTCGTGAAATGTGCCATATTCCGTTGCGACGTTGCCGACAAATTCCGACGGCATCCCGTGCATTGAGCGCACAAGGCTGCGAAACCCGTCCGCCTCGCTTGTATGCGGTGACAGGCCAAGCAATGCACCCGCGCCGCTTGCCGTGATCCGCCCGGCCCGCGCCGCAAACCATTCTGGCGTTCTTTGTTCCATCACCACTTGTCCCCGAATACTTTTGCAAATGCGGCGTTTAAGATCGTGTCCATTTCTTCGCGTGTCATTTTATTTCCCTTTGTTGCTGTTGACCAACGGCGCGTTGGTTGTGCGCCGCTGGTTTTGTTGTGTTAAACCTAAAACGGAATTTCGTCGTCGGCAACAGACGATCCGCCGCCATATGTGCCGCCACCGCCGCCGCTTGCAGGCGCTTGGCTTGTCTTGGGCAAAGGCTCGTTACTAATCTGCAACGGCTTGTCAGACGGCGAAACCGCACTAACCCAATTCCCCGCCATATCGGTTCCGTCGCTGGTTGTCATTGACCAGACCATCAATTTGACAACCATCGGCTTGTTAGAAAGATGCAGAGTCAATGCTTCGTCGGTAGGCTGTTCGCCGGTGCGCGTAAGGTTGCCACCCGCGTTTGCATCAATGGCCGCCAGCATCCGCCGCGCTTTGTCGCGCTTGGCCTTGGCTTTTGTGTCATCCTTTGCGTTTGGATCAAAGTCTGTGACCCACAACTTATGAAACACCTTGCGGCCCTTAACGGCTTCGGGGGCCATAACAGACCAACGCAATTCGATATATGCAGGGCTGTTTTTGTCGTCTTTGTCTTTGTTGGCCCATTTTGCTTGGTCAATGATTGCCAACACGTCCGAATTGTTCGGGATTGGTTCCATTGATCCGCCGGGGATTTCGTATTCTTTTGATGTATCGGCTGCGGTTTGACCGTCTGATAAATCCCAAAAACTCATTTTGTTGTTTCCTCGTTGTGTGTTTCGGTTTCGGTTGTGGTTTCGGCTGTGTCTGGATCTGGCGCGGCGAAGCCGGTCTGCGGGTCGCCTGTCGGAATAAACGCGGCAAGCGGGTTGACGCCCAACTTGACAGGCACGGGCTGCGTAATTCCATATGCGTTCTTCGACACATTGTTAGCTGTCAGGTGACAAACCAGTTCGCGCCCGTCCATACTGATTGCGCGCTTGCGCTCACCTTCGTCGCCTTTAACAACCATTTGTTGACGCAAGAACCCAACGGCGTCTACGTCGTCAATATATGGTGGCAACGATTTATGATGCGTCATCCGCAAAGAATAGCGCGAATAATCTTCACCGTCGGGCGGTGACACGTTGCCGATTTCTGCGTGGGCAATGAACACAACATTCATTCCGCGTTTTTGGCGCAGATGTTCTGCGGCCTTGCGCACCCGCTGGTGCATTGATGACAGCGCGTTAAAGCCTGCACCATAACCACCAAGGCAGGAATTAAGCGCCTTTGCCTTCGGATCGCTTTTCAGCACGTCTTGCACAAAGATACGGTCGAGCGCAGACACGGTGTCAAAAACGACCGTTTTGTAATCGTGTTCTTCGCGCAATAATGCGATGATCTGTTCCCAAAGCTGATCGGAATTTTCAATCAGTGGCAACGCGATTGGGCGAAATGATGCGGGAATACGCGCTACACCATCCTCGGCGCGAATAAAGATGGGCTTGGGAAATGACGCTGCAAGGCTGCTTTTGCCTGTGCCTGCATCACCGCAGATTGATATGACTTGCGGTCCCGATGTCGGCACTGTTGCCTGATCTAAGATACTCACTTTGTTTTTCCTTTGTTTGGCGCATTGGCCCGAGCGGCGGGTTCGCTCTTTTATCCCGCAAATCAGGTATTGCACTTTATGCTGGTGATGTGCAATACCTAATTTAAGGAATACAGCAAACAAAGGTGACATATGCTATATCTAGATGAAATAAAAGCAAAGCTACAAGATCGTGTGCTTGTAAAGGTCGCGGCGGCCACGGGCCTGTCAGTTAAAACAATCGCAGACATACGCGACGGCAAGCAGGCCAGCCCGCGCTACGCCACTATATCAGCCTTGTCCGATTATTTGTTGGGGGTGCGTGGATGACAATAACAAAGGAAAGGCGCGCGGAATTGCTATGGCTTGGCCTAAGTGATTGCGCAACGATTGACAAAAAAACAGCCGTTTTGACGGTTTCGGAATGGTTGCAACATCATGGGGCTAGCTTTCCAGACGTGTCTATGTTTCCCGAACAGGTCCGGCGCGACGCAATGTTTTGGGCTGATCTTGCAAGCCCGGACGAACTGGCCGCATACTTTCTTGCGTCGGCGTTGAAACTGAAAGAAACTGAAATGACAACAAAGCAAACAAAAATTACAATGGCGGAATGTTTTCGGCGTCTAAGCGACGACGACAAAGCCGCCTTTATAAATTGGGCAGGTGCGCAGGTATGACTGACGGCAACATATGGAACATGGCGGACTATGCGCCAAAAGGCGAAAAAGAGTTTGACGAAAGGAAATATGACAGCGACGCAGAAAAGCGTATTGCGGCAATCGCAGAATATGACGCAATTACGCTGAAAACGGATCAAGATTTCGGGCTGGTGCAAGACGAATTTCGCAGCCCGCCCGAACACGTAGAGGTTGACGACGGGCTAAACATGCCGCTGGACGTGTCGGCGGTGGATCTGCTAACCCCGCCGGGCTTTGTCGGGCAAGTGGTTGACTGGATTGACAGTCAGTGCCGCTATCCGCGCAGGCGCTTGGCCGTTGCGTCCGGTCTATGCGCAATCGCTAACATCGGCGGCATGTCGCATGAGGATGAATTAAACGCGGTCACAGCAAACATGCTGGCCTTTTGTGTCGCGGCATCATCTACCGGCAAAGAAGCGGTTATGCAGGCATTTACAGAACTGCACATCGCCGCTGGTATTCAAGGCGCATTGCAGGGCGGCATAAAGTCGGAGCAAGAAATCACGCGCAATCTGATCGAACACCAAGCCGCGTTTTACAACATTGACGAGATCGGTATCTTTCTCGGCAAGGTTCGCAACGCACAAAAGCGCGGCGGGGCGTCTTATTTGGAAGGCGTGTTTGCGATTATTATGAACGCTTACTCGAAAGCAAACAGTCGCTTTCTTTTAAGCGGTGACACAAAGCGCGAATTGCGCAAGATATATGTGGGCCAGTTATCAAAGGCGCAAGACAATGACGACACGGACAGGATCAGGGAGGCCGAACGCATGTTAAGCATGATTGACAGCGGGCTTGAGCGTCCGTTTTTGTCGCTGATCGGGTTCACAACGCCCAGCACGTTTGACGGCATTATGGACGGCGAAACCGCCACACAAGGTTTTGTCGGGCGTGCAATTATTGTAAACGAGCGCGACATCAACCCGCGCGCGCGCAAGGGGTTCAAGCGTAAAGAAATGCCAATGATGATGGCAGGCCGTTTGGGCGTTCTTTACGGCAACGAGGGCGAACGGGTTGAACACGCGGGCAAGCGGTTTTTGGTCAAGACGGATGACGACGCAGCCGCCGCGCTGGTCAACATCAACGAATGGCTGATCGACTATGCGGATCACATGGGCGAAAAAACGGGCGAGGCGTCTGTTGCAATGATCCGGCGCGGTTACGAATTGATCGCCAAGGTCAGTTTTATTCTAGCAATCCCAGACGGGCGCAGGACGATTGAACATGTGCGCTGGGCGCTGGCATATGTCAAAGATGAAATGGACTTCAAGGTCGCGCTGGTCTTTGCAAACGACAACCAAAAAGACAAGCCGCAAGAGGCATTGGCGGCGCGGCTGATGGGCTACATTGATGCGGACACGGGGGCGTCAACAAACGTCTTGTCGAGCCGGTCAAAGGTGGACAAGCTGACAATCGAAACCATGATGCTGGACCTGCAAGCGCGGGGCATGGTCAAGAAAGTGGCGACCGGTCGGACTTACAAAAAGGAAAAGGTGTTTGTGTGGCGCATGATTTAGGTCCGCGTCGGCCATAAGTCATTATCTTGCAAAATGCGAGAAAGCGGGGCTATTGCCTCGCTTTTTTTCTTTATGGGCTGCAATGTTAAGAAAGATTTTGCCATTCTAACTTTGAAAATAACTTTAAGCCTTTGATATGTATAGGAAAAACACGATCTTGCTAAGATAAGAGTTAAGAACCCTAATAACCCATAAATAGTCATAAAAAATGACCTATACACTACCCCCCCTCTCTCTCTCTCTCTCTCTCTTATCTTCTATCTTCTTAACATCAAATATTACCTATAGTTTTCAAGAGCTTAAAGTTATTTTCAAAGTTAGAATTTGCAAATCTTTCTTAACATTGCTTTTTGGGGTTGCTATGGCTAGTTTAATATATTAGAAATTAGTTATGATAAGCAAAAAGGAAATAAACAAAATGAAAATCGAAAAAAATATACCTGCACCATCTGGCCCAAACGGCGGGCGCAACAAATATCAATGGCGAGATATGGAAATCGGTGACAGCGTATTTTTTGATAACGAGCCAAAAGTTTCTCAATCAAAGCCAGCAATGGCCGCCAAAGTATGGGGCCACAAAAAAAACATTAAGTTCGCAGCACGCAAAGAAGGCAGCGGCGTACGGATCTGGCGTACGGCGTAGGGTAATTATAGAAACGCAAACAAGGGAACTAAAAAATGACATTAACAAAAGACCACGGCGGGCCAGCTTTCCCAGTGCCGCAAGGCGGACGCGGCGGGATGACGCTTCGGGATTACTTTGCAGGGCAAGTTTTAGCGGGCCTTGGCGATGCAATAGGTCAAGTAGATGTTGCCAAAGTTGCCTACCTTGTAGCGGACGCAATGATTGAGGCACGCAAATGAAGCAGACAGCCAAGGCCAAAGAACGGGCAAACCTCAAGGCTGGAAACGTCGCGGTGCGGGGCTGGATCTTGGCGGATTACAAGGCGGCGTTTGACAAAATGACCGAAGCCGCACAAAAAGCAACCGAAGCAAAGGAACCGAAATAATGCAAACATTCTTAACCCGCACCGTGCAAAACATCTTTCCATTTAGCACGCTGCCCCCAATTGATTACACAAGCCATGAGGCGACCGTAGCAAGCCTTGAGGCGCGCAAGGCATACGCTAGGGCGCAAGCGGTTCCTGTTGTGCGTCTAAGCGCGCCCACAATGCCTGTCGCGGTCGACGCAAAACCAAAAGCGAGAACCGCAGCCGATGTCGTGCGCGAAATGGAGGCACGACGCCGGGCAGTTGCCAAGCTGGTCGCAGCAGGTGCAACAACAACAGAAATTGTAAAGGTTCTCGGCGCATCTAAAAGCACGATCCGCACAGATTGCATTACTCTCGGCATTGAACCGGACGAAAGAATGCCGCAGATCGATCCAAACATTGGCGTGTTTTACCGCGAGTGCGCGGCCAAGGGCATGACAAAGAAAGAAACGGCAATCGCAGCCGGGGTGTCGCCTTCGTCGGTGTCCATCTGGTCCGCCGCAAATCCAACGTGCGTATTTGGTGCGAGGTCATATGCCATGTTAAAGCAAAACGCACGCAAGCAAGCAAAGGGCAAAAACAATGAATAAGACATTCGCACAACTAGGTTACAACGTGGGTGACACGGTGCGCTGTGTTAATAGTTGCATGAATTATATGATCGACAAAACATATAAGCTAATCCCAGACGAAATAGGCGCACCTAGAACCAACAGCGGTTACAACGGCTACAGTGGGACATGGGAACTGGTATCACGGGCTGGATCACCAGTCGACACAGATGACGAATACCTGATCTGGGGTGACATGACACCAGAGGCGCAAGGTGCTTTGCTATTGTCGTTTCACAATGGTGAGACTATCCAATTCTTTAGCATCGATGAATGGGTTAATATTCAGTTTCCATCTTGGGAACGTGGTGGAAAATACCGCGTAAAACCTGCGGGACCTGTTGTTGTGACGCATGAACTCTTTGGCAGGCATGACCTCTTTTGGTACTTCATGGAATACGAACAAGACACACACAAGTTTACCTATAACACCATTGACGGTGTGATTGATTGCGCGTCAGTTAAGATGGTGGAGATTGATAAGCCTTGACACTATCGCAGGAATGATGCAAATTAGGTGCATGGATCGTCATTGTTCCTTTCTTTGTTGCTAGTGGCCCGCTTTTCCTCCCAGTTTGGGCGGGCCACGACAAAACCTCCCCAAATCAGGTAAGGCCAGTACTTGACAACCAAAGCGCAGCAATTACGCAACAAGCGGGCGCAGTCAACGCCACAGGCCGCAAACAAGCCTTCACAGGGCATTGTCGCATCATTGGGTCACAACCATACCGCAACGCCAACAAGCGAGCGTCTGGCGCGCGGCAACTGGGCGACACCAAGCAAAGACACGACTGGACCATACGTTGACAGGTCGTGCGATATGATCGGGCGGTTGCTGGTTCAAGGCATCATCACACCACAGCAAGAGCAGGCAGCCCGCGACTTTTCGCAGGTCTATGCAGCCTATAAAGCCGAAATCGGTATCGCAGAAAGCAAGTCCTGCCTTGCCGTATCGTCGGGCGGGTTTGACAGTGGCGATGGGGATCCTGACGTATACAAACGCTATTACGCAATGCGCGACAAGATCGGGCGCGTTCGCACAGCAATGTTGCAGGACGAATGTTTCAAAATGACAGACGACAGACCGAACAGCATCTTAGCCCTGCGCGATGGGCTGGATCGTTTGGCGGGTTGACTAACCGCTAAAACGTGCTATTTATTGGGGTGACTAATTGCGTCTGGTTTTATTACTGGGCGCTTTTTTGTTTCTATAGGCGGGATGCCTTAACGATTTAACAAAGGCGGGAAGCCTAATGACTAAACAAGCAAGTTTTTCAAGATGACGACACACGGAGGCAAGCGGGCAAATTCAGGCCGAAAGCCCGGCGCAACATCACTCGCAAAACGTGACCTTGCAGCAATGGCAAAGGAACACGTCGAACTAGCCTTGGCCGTACTGGTCGAGATAGCAACATCTGGACAAAGCGAGCCCGCGCGCGTCACAGCCGCAAATTCATTACTTGACCGCGCATATGGAAAGCCAATCCAAGCAACCGTTGATGTGCCGATTGATAAGGTTCCAGAACTATTTGACGGATGGGAGATTGAACGTGCGCAACCCGATTCGCCTGACGCTGACTGAACCGCAAGAGAGGTTTTTAATGTCAACGGCAAAGCACCCCGCTTTTGTTGCGGGTTTCGGGGCGGGTAAAACCGAAGTGATGATCTGGTCAGCAATCAGTGACGCCGCGCACAGTTCAACAGCACTGATCGGCATGTATGCGCCAACCTACGACCTTGTGCGGCTTATTACAGCCCCAAGGCTTTGCGCGCGACTGACAAAGATCGGCGTGCCACACAAATGGAACAAGTCGGAAAACATCGTCTACACATCTTGGCCGCGCTTCGGTGATTTTGTCCTGCGCACAATGGACAACCCCGAACGCATTATCGGATACGAAACTTACCGCGCGCACGTTGACGAATTGGACACGCTAAAGGCAGTCAACGCCCGCAAGGTATGGAACCAGATCGTCGCGCGTAATCGGCAAAAGCCCGAAGGCATCAAGCGGCCTTTCAACCGCGTATCAGCTTACACAACGCCCGAAGGTTTTCGGTTTGTTTATGAACGCTGGGCAAAAGAGCCAACGCCGGGCTATGAATACTTTCAAGCGCCGACTTACAGCAACCCAAAGCTGCCCGACGATTACGTTGACAACCTGCGCGCCACGTACCCCGCTGAACTGATTGACGCATATATCGAGGGCATGTTCACAAACCTGACATCGGGCAGCATTTACACGTCCTATAACCGCGAGACACAGCGCAGCAGCGAAACTATCAGGGACCGCGAGCCGATACGCCTTGGGATGGACTTCAACGTAGGCAACATGGCCGCGTGCGCTTTTGTTCTGCGCGAAAACGTTTGGCACTGCGTTGACGAAATCAAGGGCGGCGTAGATACCCCGTCAATGATTGACACGCTCAAGACACGATACGAGGGTCACACGATTACAATCTACCCGGATGCAAGCGGAAAGAACGCCAGCAGCAAGGGCGCTTCATTATCCGACATCGGGCTGTTGCGAAATGCGGGCTATACGATCCGCGCAAGGCAAAGCAACCCGCGCGTCAAAGACCGCGTGCTGGCCGTCAACATGGGCTTTCAGTCGGGCCGCTTGTTCGTCAATCCTGACACATGCCCAGAGACAGCGCGTTGCCTTGAGCAGCAGCCATATGACAAGAATGGCGAGCCTGACAAGACAACCGGCCTCGACCACCAGAACGACGCCTTTGGCTATCCGCTGGCGTATGAAATGCCTGTTGTAAAGCCAACCATGACATCAACAGCACTGCCATTCTAAGGATAAACCCAATGCCAAGGACTGAAAAGCAAGAGCAAGAACGGGCAGCACTTGGCCGCGATTGGGATTTCCTTGCAGCGTCATTGCAATCAGAAGCGCAAATCAGAAACGACGCGCACGACCTACACGAAGAAATTGAAAGCCTGATCTACTTCTACGCGGGCCGCGTCACGCTTGCCAATGCAGTCGGCATACTTGAAGTAATTAAACACGACTTAATCACAGGAACGAGATAAAATGTCTGACAGCGTAAACACAAGAACGGCTGTTATGGCCAAAATGATTGAGGCATCGGCAAAGGGGCGTGCCTTGATGGGCGGGTCCGATGCTATGCGCAAGGAAGGCAAGACCTACCTGCCAAAGTTCAAGGCCGAAGCCGACGAAGATTATCAAGCGCGGCTTGCATCGTCTTGGTTGTTCAACGGGATGCGCAAGACAGTCAAAGACATGACGGGCCGCGTATTTTCCAAGCCTGTCGAGATCAGCGAAGGGCCAGAGCGCTTAAAAGAGTTTGCCACGGACATCAACATGCAAGGGCAGGATCTAAGCGCCTTCGCGTCTGACGTGTTCAAGGATGCGTTTGTGCCGGGTGTTTCGTATATCATGGTCGATGCCCCGCGCCGCGATGGTGACACAACGCGCGCACAGGCCAGCGCATTGGGCTTGCGGCCTTACATGGTCCACTTGAGCGTTGAAAATATCTTAGGCTTCAAAACAGAAATGTTTAACAACGTGCTGGCGTTGTCGATGCTGCGTATTTCGGAAAGCATAAGCGTTGACGACCCGCAAGACGAATTTTCGCAGGTAACGGTTGACCAAGTGCGGGTTATTACGCGGCGCGACGGCGTTGTTTTCGTGCGGGTATATCGCAAAAACGCAAAAGACAAGCTTGTTCTGCACGACGAATACTTGACCAACGCGGAAGAAATCACAGTTATTCCGTTCTACGCACAGCGCACAGGCTTTTTCACCGGCGAACCGGTGCTTGAGGATTTGGCCGATGTCAACATTGCGCACTGGCAATCGCAATCAGACCAGCGCAACATTTTGCACTTTGCGCGCGTGCCGATCCTGTTTGCGTCTGGTCGCGGTGACGATGAACCGCTTGTTATCAGTGCAAGCCAAGCTGTCACGTCGCGCGATGCCGATGCCAAGCTGTCTTGGGTTGAACACTCGGGGCAGGCCATTGGCGCGGGCCGTACTGATCTTAAAGACCTTGAGTTTCAAATGCAGGCGCTTGGCTTGCAGCTATTGGTTCAAAGCAATGAGACAGCAACAGGGGCGGCGCTGGATGCCATTAAAGAAACATCCACGCTGGCCATGATGGCGGACAACCTTAAGGACGCGCTTGAGCAGGCGTTGTTCTGGATGTCGTTCTACGCTGGGCTGCCCGAGGAGAATATCACGGTGCAGGTCAACAAGGAATTTGGCATCACGCCACTGACAGCGCAGGAAGTGCAGGTTATGCAATCCGACGTGTCGCTTGGCTTATTGTCAAAAGAAGCGTATTATGAAGAACGCAAGCGGCGCGGGTTTCTACGCCCTGATCTGGATACAGAAACCGACATGGACGCAATCAGCGAGGAAGCGCCGGACCTGACGGGCGATGCGCTGGATCTTACAGGGCCAAGTGCTGTTGATAACGCGCTTGCCGCATTGAATGGGGGTTGAAGAATGAATTACGGGAAAAAGCCAACAACTAAACGCAAGCCAAAGCCAAAGAAGTAGGGCCGCAAATGAATGATGATCTAGGCGAGTTTGTCGGCAAGGGCTTTGCGCTGTTGCGTGACCGGCTAAAGGCTGTCGAGGCGCGCAAGCCGATCAATGGCGTTGACGGCGACGATGCGGTTGTGGATTACGAGAAAATCCGGCTGATGTTGCCTGCACCTATCCCGGGCAAAGACGGCGTGGTTGATTACGCTAAGATTGAGGCCATGATACCCGATCCGGTCAAGGGCGATGACGCCGTTGTGGACTATGACAAGATCCGGTTGATGATACCCAATCCTATCCCGGGAAAGGACGGTGACGATGCCGTTGTCGACTACGCTCGCATAGAGGCCATGATACCTGATCCTATTCCGGGCCAAGATGCTGTTGTCGATTACGCCAAAATCAGGGCCATGATACCGCCCCCCGTGCCGGGCAAAGACGCCACAGCAACGGACGGCAAGGACGGCGTGGGCGTTGACAACACAAGCGTAGACAAGCGCGGGCATCTTATCGTCACACTAACAGACGGGCGCAAGATCGACGCGGGCAAGGTCAAGGGTAAAGACGGATCACAGTTTCACGGAATGGTTGCAGGCGGGCCAAGCGCTGTCGCGGCAAGGCCAAGCGGCGTTGCATCAATAGACTTTGGCGACGCATCAAATGTTGCGCAAGCGACAATTACGGGCGTCACATCAATCGCAGCAAATTCCATTATTCAGGTTGATATGCGGATCGAGGCAACGCCAGACCACCCCATCAATGACCTGCTAATTGATCCAATACGTGTTGCGGCATATCAAATAGTTGCAGGCGTTGGGTTCACTATTTATGGCACAATGGTCAACGCGACGGCTCACGGCAAATACCTTATAAATTGGTCAGTTGTTTAGAATTATGATAGGAATGTAAAATGGCAGTAGAAATTAAATCAGGCGCGGGCACGGATCTTGCAACGGTTGAACCAGCAAGCAAATCAATCCGCGTGACAAACTACAGTAGCGCAGGTATTGAGGGCATCCAGTCATTGCCTATCGAATTGACTATTTCTCCAGTCAACACGGAAGATGACGACCTAATTTCATCAATAGACGTTGCGCAATACAAGTTTGCAAGTATTCAGTTGACAGGAACATGGGTCGGAACGGTATCGTTTCAAGGTTCAAACGATAACGGGACATTTTACCCTATTCTTGCTTCAGACCCAAGTGGCGGCAACGCAACAGGTGAATCGTCAACCACCACCAATCGCCTGATTAAAATACCTACAATCTACAAATATCTGCGTGTTAGGCTTACGTCATACACGTCCGGCACTGTAAACGGCGTGGCTTACGGGCATCGAGATGAAAACTCGTCCGGCCTAATTAGTTCCATCGGACCCGTAACAATCGCAGACGGCCCCATTGAAACAATCCACAAAGTCATTACAAGCGCGACCACAAACGAGGCGGTCATAAAGGCAAGCGCTGGCCGTTTAAGGACGTTTTCCCTAGTTAATGGCACAACAACGGTGCGTTTTGTGCATCTTTACAATCAATCAACATCGCCAACGGTCGGAACTGATGTCCCATTCGTCACAGTAACAATTCCGCCCAACGCTGAAAGTGGGTTTAGGCCACCTCAAGGCGGCCTTATATTTAGCGATGGCATCGCGTTCTCAATGACGATGGGCGCGGCGGACACCGACGCAACGCCTGACGCGGTTGCGGCTGCAGTCACTGGCTTTATTGGGTTTACCTAATGGCATCCGCAAACGATAAGATCCTAGACGCAATGCAAACCCGTGCGCTGGACTTGCAAAGGCTAGCGGCAGGGCAAGCGCGTGATGTCAATAAATTCCTCACGGAACTTCAGGGCGATATTGTTGCACAGCTTGCGCGGGTTGATCCGACTGGCATTGGCAGCATATCGCGCCGCGCGGCCCGGCTGGAAAAGCTGTTAGATCAGGTCAAGGCCACAATCACGGCATCATATCGCAGCGAAGGCAAGCGGCTGGCGAATGAACTGCGCGAGATTGCGGACATGGAAGCGCGGTTTGCTGTCGCAACAATCAACAACAGCGCGGGCGTGCAGATTATCACGTCCGAACTGACACGCGGGCAATTGGTGGCCATTACGGGCGATCTGTTGGTTCAGGGCGCACCAGTGGCCGAAACTTTATCACGGCAAGCTGGCGACACGCTCAAGCGGTTCACGGACAACATGCGGCTTGGCATCGCGCAGGGCGAGACAAACGCGCAGTTAATTCGGCGAATTCGGGGCGGAAAGCAGAATGGCGAGGTGGTCAAAGGCTTTATGGACATCACGCGCAGCCATGCCGACAGCCTTGTGCGATCTGCAACGCAGGCGGTTTCACAGGCATCGCGGCAAGCGGTCTATGCTGAAAATGACGACATCGTAAAGGCCGAACAGTGGGTAAGCACAATTGATCTGCGCACCACAACCGAATGCGGTGCGCGCGACGGTCTGACATATACCGTTGGCACGCATGAACCGATCGACCACACGTTGCCTTGGGGCGGCGGCCCGGGGAATTTGCATTGGGGCTGTCGATCAACATCTGCGCCGGTGCTAAAGTCTTTCCGCGAGTTGGGTTTTGACATTGACGAAATGACGGACACAACACGGTCGAGCCTTGACGGGCGGATTGCGCAAGACACGTCGTTTGAAGGTTGGCTGTCTAAGCGCACTGTTGCAGAGCAAGACGAAAACCTTGGCGTAGGCCGTGCGAAGCTATGGCGCGACGGGAAAATATCGTTTCGGGATCTTATGGACGCAAACGGCAGGCCGTTGACACTTCAGGAGCTTAGTGATAAGATTTAACTCTAACCAATGGAGTGAACCACCATGACCGATAGAATTAGCAACACATTTATACCGACAAGCAAAATTAGTATTCTCGTGCAAGATGGCACTTTGCACGTCACCAGTGCGACCGGTTACAAACTAGCACTGGGTGAAGTAAGTCACAAAATGCTAAACGATCTTGAGGTGGCTATCAGCCGTACTAATCAACATCAATTCCCCGAAAACTTTACAATGCAAATTGTAAATGAAAAAGTGGAACGCCCACACTTCGGCAAAGAGGACCGCACAGAAAAAGAAGCTGACTTTAGCGAACGCGGCCACACTTTATGAGCGGCACAAGCCCCAAGGAAGCGTGCATCGGCATGGGGTTTTCAGTTGCACGATATAACCACTTGCGCAACATGGGGTTTATCACCCCTAGCGTTGGAAACGAACGTAAGAGGCTTTCCGAGGATGATTTTCAAAGGCTTTACCGTCTTGTGTTTTTGGTAGACGATTGCGGCTTTACCATTCAAGGGGCGGCGAATATTCTTGATGCAGATTGCTACACTGCAATATGCGCCGCACTGCGCGCCGCTGGTGTCTTGGCATCCGTTGACGTTGATGGAATTGCAGGCTAAGGTTTAGGTCTAACAAGGGAGAGAACAATGGCTGATTTTATATTTATATTCTGCGACGGACACGAAGAACATGGGTCTAAAGGCGTTGACGCGTTTACTAACGAGGCTAAATTTATCGAATTTGTGAGGCAGTCGGTAAAAGATTGCGTAGATGATCTTTCGG